TTACAACGTGGTGAACCATTAGATATATTTCAAAATGATTCAGGACAGTGTTGGGAGTGCGATGCCCCTATAACAGATAAAAGACGTTGGTGTTCTAAAGAATGTACTGAAAGCGCAGAGAGGAGTGGAGGGTGATGAGTTATACAAACTTTCTTTTAAAACAATACGAAAAAAGACTACTAAAAAAAGTACCTAAAAGAAAATGAGGATTATAAAATGATAAACGAAGAGACAAACGTAAGAGCAGTATGGAGAGCGAAAGAACCTTTAATACCGATATCTAAAGAGTTTCTTGAAGAGGCTATATCTATGGGATTGGGAACTTCTAAGCCTATTAAGCATGACCCTGTTAACAGCCCAAGCCACTACACACATGGTGGTATCGAGACAATAGACTATATAGAAGCAAAAGGCCTAGATAAGAACTTTAACTTAGCTAATGTAATAAAATATGTATCGAGAGCAGGATATAAGATAAGCAAAGTTGAGGACTTAAAGAAAGCTATGTTTTATTTAGACCGTGAGATTAGAAAACTAGAAGCCTCGGAAGAGTAATGGAAATCTCTGAAGAGGATATGCAACGGCTTGGAAGAAACGTTAATGCTTTATTAGCAGAGATCAAAGAACTACGAGAGGAAATAGAAGAACTAAAATTATACTCTTACCGATATAAGTTCATACGCTCTACTGTTGTAGATAATGACCACATAGAAGGCTATGACAAGTCTGTAGATGAACATATTAGGAAGCGTAATGAGAGCCTTAATTAAGAGATGGTTTTGTCCACCCCATGTATGTAAGCACTATAGGCAATCCTATATACTTAACTTAAAGATATGCCGAGGGTGTAAGAAAGAAAGCCCATTGTGGTAATGAATATAATAAAACATCAGAGGTAATACAATGAAAAAAAGAACAGTAAGAGAAGAGCTGTCAATGCCTACTAAGGTTATTATAGGTGGGTTGTTTAGTATCGTAGATGATATGGAAGACTCAGGAGAGTTTGAGGAAGAAATATGGTTATTAGAATCAGCCGCCGCTAGGTTTATGACTTTAATTAGAATACAAAACTTCATACTCTCAGGGTTTATAGGTACTAACTTAGTATGGATAACTAATGCTTTAGGGTATTTATGATTATATCTTTGGACTTTGAAACATACTGGGCACAAGGGTTCACACTTAGAAAACAAACTACTGAAGAATATATTAGAGATAAAAGATTTGAGATTATAGGCGTAGGTATAAAGGTAGACAGCGCTAAGACAGAGTGGCATACAGGTACACATAAAGAATTAAAAGTATCTTTAGCTAAGTATGACTGGGCTAATTCTATTCTTGTATGCCACAACACAATGTTTGACGGCGCTATACTCAAATGGATATTAGGAATAGAACCTGAGCTGTATATAGATACACTTAGTATGGCTAGAGCTATACATGGTATAGATGTAGGAGGGTCGCTAGCATCGTTGGTAATTAGATATGGGCTAAATGAAAAAGGCACAGAAGTAAATGATGCGAAAGGAAAACGTAGGGAGGACTTTACTGATACTGAGTTGGAAAACTATGCTGACTACTGTATAAACGATGTTGATATTACATTTGAATTATATAAAATACTAATAACTGACTTTCCAAAGAATGAGCTTAGTTTAATTGATATGACTTTGAGGATGTTTATATTTCCTGTGTTTAAAGTTGACGATGCCATGCTAGTTGAAAGGCTAGATGAAGTCATAGAAGAAAAGCAGATGATGCTTAGTTCGCTAAAAGAAAAGCTTAATTGTGATACAGACGAAGAAGTACGTAAAAAGTTAGCTAGTAATAAACAATTTGCAGAACTATTAGTTGAACTAGGAATAGAACCTCCTATGAAGACGAGTAATACTACTGGCAAAGAGACTTATGCCTTAGCTAAGAATGATTTGGGCTTCATAGAATTATCTGAGAATGAGAACTTATTCATACAACAACTATGTACAGTGAGGCTTGGTACTAAATCTACGATAGAAGAGTCAAGGCTAGAACGTTTTATAGGTATTGGTGCACGGAACAAGGGCTACTTACCTATCCCATTAAAGTACTACGGTGCACATACTGGAAGATGGAGTGGGCTAGATGCTATTAATGCACAAAACCTCCCTAGCAGGGATAAGAAAAAGAAAACTCTGAAGAACTCTATTGTTGCTGAAGACGGGTATATAGTTATTAACTGTGATTCTTCACAGATTGAGGCTAGGGTACTAGCTTGGTTAGCTGGGCAAGATGATGTAACAGAACAATTTGCCAACGAGGAAGACGTGTATTCTATCTTTGCTTCTAAGATATATGATAAAACTATTAGTAAAGCAAACCCTATTGAACGGTTTGTTGGTAAGACTTGTATTCTAGGACTTGGGTTTGGTACAGGTGCGGCTAAATTACAGCACACTTTAAAGACACAACCCCCCGGAGCTACCCTACCATTAGAGGAATGTGAGGGTATAGTAAGACTATATAGAGAGACTAATGATAAGATTATATCTCTATGGAAAGATGGAGATATGGTGATAAAAAATCTTGTTAATTGGGAATATACAAACTTTGTAGGTAAAAAAGCTTATAGAGAAGACTATTACTATGGAGAGCACGAGTGCTTACTAATAACTAAAAAAGGAATACAGCTACCTAATGGTTTATATATACAGTACCCAAACCTACATCTGTATACAGAAGAAGCAAAAAGCTACTATCAATACAAATCACGTATGGGTATGAAGTCTATATGGGGTGGGGCATTGGTAGAAAATGTTGTTCAAGCATTAGCTAGAATAATAGTAGGTGAGCAGATGCTTAAGATAAATGAACGATACAAACCTGCACTAACCGTCCACGATGCCGCAGTATGCGTAGTACCAGAAGATGAATTAGAAGAAGCTGAAAAGTTTATTGTAGGTATTATGTCTACGCCACCTAGTTGGGCTAAGGGTTTACCAATAGCATGTGAGTTTAGTTCAGGTTATAGTTATGGTGACTGTTAATAAAAGTCATGTTATAATAGACATTAAACAATATAGGAGTTGTTAATGAGTAGCTACACATGGTCGTTTTCGGGGCTAAAACAATACTTAAACTGCCCAAAACAGTACCACCAAATAAAAGTATTGAAGAACTATGAGCAGAAAGTATCTGAGGCTATGACTTATGGAACTGAAGTACATAAGGCTCTAGAAGACTATGTAAAAGATGGAACTCCATTAGCAGTTAATTACGCTAAGTTCCAATCAGTAACAGATAGTCTTATAGACATAGAAGGTACTAAGTATACGGAGTATGAAATGGCTCTGTGTAAGGATAAACAACCCATAGCTTTTGATGCTGAAGATAGATGGGTCAGAGGTATTGTAGATTTATTAATAGTACATGGCAATACTGCATATATAATAGACTATAAAACAGGTAGTGCTAAGTACCCAGACGTAAAACAGTTAAAGCTTATGGCGCTGATGACGTTTGCACATTTTCCAGAAGTACATAATATAAAAGCAGGGCTACTATTTATAGTACATAATAGCTTTATACCTGAAGAATATAGTAGGGCGCAGGTAGATAAATTATGGTTAGCGTTCACTCCTGATTTAGCTAGAATGAGTATGTCTTATGATAGAAATGTTTGGACTGCTAACCCCACTCCTTTGTGTGGCTGGTGCCCTATTACTGATTGTGAATTTTATAGAGAAAGGAATAGAAGATAATGGCATACAAAAATAAAGAAGACCGACCTTATAAAAAAGAATATCAACAGCAAGTAGCTAGAGGTGAGTTGGCTAACCGAATGGAGAGGCAACGTGCTAGACGAGCAATGGATAAAACAGGAGCGGACAAAAATAAAAATGGCGAAGCGGATAAACGAGAGGGTAAAGATATTGCTCACGTCAAAGCGTTGTCCAAAGGTGGTTCTAATAAAAATGGAGTACGTATTGAATCGGCTACTAAAAATCGCTCATTCTCACGTAATAGTAAAGGTGGATTAACATCAGAGACTAGTAAGAAAGAACGTAAAAAATAAATAGTTAGTTAGCATGACGATTAACCTCCGTAAGAGGTACATTTAATTATAAAAAATAAGGGACTCAATGAAACTTATACATGACAATCAAGCCGTAATGTTTAGAATTACCTCTTGTAAAGTCCCTCTAATTACTGACCACTTAGAAAGAAGTATTGTGCTTAGTGATGATGGGGACTATGCAGACGTAGTAGTTGCATGGGGGCTAGAAGAAATGCAACACATGACAAGAGTATCTACTACATTAAAGATACCCTCCCCTATTACCGAAGAGTATAACTGGCCCGGATTATACGCACCCTTTCTACACCAAAGAACCACGTCTGAGTTCTTATCTCTTAGGCATAGAGCGTTCTGTTTTAACGAAGCTGGTACTGGAAAAACAGCTAGCGTTATATGGGCGGCTGATTATTTAATGAACAAAGGGTTAGTTAAACGAGTATTAGTTATATGCCCTTTATCTATTATGTACTCCGCATGGCAAGCAGACATATTTAAAACCGCTATGCACAGAACCGCTGGTGTAGCTCATGGTAATACTTCTAAACGAATTAAGATTATAAATGGTGAGTATGAGTTTGTTATTATAAACTTTGACGGTATGTGCACAGTCAGTGAAGAGATAAATAAAACAGCCTTTGATTTAATAGTAGTTGACGAATGTTCAGCCTATAAAACAGCATCTACTAAACGATGGAAAACTTTAGCCAAATTATTAAAACCGAGTACTCGACTTTGGATGCTGACAGGTACTCCTGCGGCTCAGTCACCTTTAGATGCGTTCGGACTATCTAAGCTAGTATCACCTGATCTAGTACCTAAGTTCTTTACTGCA